GGTGTACGGAGATTAAAAAACCCCAGGTTAAACTGAGGTTAGAATCCAACAGGGGCGGCTAATGCCCCGTTTTGTGGGATAGTTCGCGTTCGGGTTTCAGGAACCGTCGCTGCAAAACTATTAGGAGGTGCATATATAATTCGTTGGACTTCTTGGTTAAACGCCTCAAAACGCAGCCGAAACAACTGATCTGAGTCATCGTAGGGGTTTATTTTTTCAGCCTTCTTGTAGAACACAATAGAGGCAGATGTGGGAAAGGTCTTATAAAATATGGGGCATACACCAAACCAATCAGAATCAAAGGTTTTCCCAAGTGTTTGAGTCAGTAGGTATTTGTCGGTGGGTGTGATAGCTCCCCACTGGCATCTAGTCAGCGGCAAAGAATCCGCTTCTTTCATGCGTAACTCAAAAGTGGTTTCTAAGGTGTTGAAGGCGTAATAATCAACATCTTCTCTTAGGCGGGAAAATCTGATTAACAGCTTAGAATTCTGCTTAACATCCTTAAAGTTGTACTGCTCGTTGGTTGGGTCATAAGCATTCACTACTAAAATCGCGTACACATTCGGGTCAATATTAAATACTTTTCCCATTTCCGCAAATATCTTGCGGCGGCGTTGTACTTGGTCTATGACAGTTTGCGCTGGGGTCGGGGTTAACTTTTTAAGCCCCCTATCAGCCGCCCACTGGGTATCTGCCACTGTCCAATAACCGATCGCCCCCACACCAAACATAGCCATCAATAACACCGATGTCTTAGTTATCCATTCCCCTATTGGGGATTCTTTAGTGGGTAGAAGCTCTCTGACAATGCCCGAAATAGCTTCTATTAAGCCGCCCATATTATTTAACTCAACCCCCTTAATGGACACACCTTTATTTTACCGTCACATATAAATTCTTGTTATGTGTTTACACCCCTTAGCCCCCTAAAATCTTATACCTCTTAAGTTGTCAATTGGTAAATTATTGGTATATACTAAAGAGGTAGGGCAAACACAAAGCGTCGCCCCAACTAACAAAAATCAACACTAATTTAAAGGGAACAACCCAACATGATGAACATATTAGAAGCAATCCAAGCTAATAACACTGATACCATCGATATCAAACCGTTCGCACAAGTGTTTGTGGGTAACGCTTCAACCCAAAAAGGCGTAGGTGTTTTTATATCAGATGAGCAAGGGGAAAAAGCTGGTTTTGTTCCCACCGAAGGATCAGGGTGGATTAAACACAAACATGTATTTAAAAATGCTGACGAGTTTACTGAAGGTGTGATCAACGCATCGCCTAGAATGGTATTGTTAACTGCTTCTAGCTTAGGCATGTTTTCCAAAGAAACGGGTAAATATGAGCGTGATTACAATGACGACATCTACAAGGGGTATGATGGGATGCCGTTGTCCTGGTTTGATAAGCCAGAAAATCAAAACAGAATAAAAACCTATCCCAACAAAAACAAGTATGATCTCAAAACAAAATACATGGTGTTTTTCCTAGGGAAAGATAACGAGTTTTTGCATGAGATACCAATGCAGTTGACGTTAAAAGGTGTTGCAGGTGGTTCATTTGGTGGCAAACTCAAAGAATTTAAACAGAACTTCTGCACCGTAACCAAGAAAAACCGCGATTTGCGTAGTTCCTTCTGGGTACAGTGTGTCTTTCAACCAGTCTTTAAATCAGAACTTTTCCAATTTACTGGGGGTTCTGCCACTGTTGCTAAGGTTACAGGTTTTACCCCACTAACCGCCGATAACTTGGAACAACAACTAGAGCGAGTTTACTTATATCAGCCCGAAGTTGAAAAACGCTTAAAAGACGCTAGAGAATCACTAGCAGATTATGGCTGGGTCAAAGAAATCCAAATACCTATTGAAGAACCCACCCCACAAACTAAAGCGCCTGAAGCTTCTCCAGAAGGAAGCGCACTACTTAATCACATCCGAAACAGTATTATCCCAGATGATATTAAGTACTCTGATAATGACATTGTGTATGGGAAAAGCGAAACTTTAGCGCCTGAAGATGAAAGCGATATCCCATTCTAACCCCCACCAATAATCCAAATGTCCCACTAATTTTGTGGGACATTGAGTGTTTTTAGTAAATTTTAGGTGATTAATATGAGTAAGTACGCAGCTAAAACCGGAAGAGTGCGCCGTTATGAGTCCGATGTCCAAAACAATGTTCCCATCGATCAGCGGCTTTTGCCAGTGTCATGCACGATTTACCTCTATAAAAAAGCGTTGCATGAGCTATTAGAATTTTGTTCTAAGTCTCTCCGGTTCGGTTCAGGGGTAAAAGTTCATTTCGGTAGCGATGACTTGACCCCTGAGAAGCTAACAGAAATTAAAGAGTGGTACTTCATGATCGATGAAGCCCACCCAGATTTTAATAAAATATTCGCTTTGCCCACCTACTTGAGAACCCGGTATCTATCCCCTGCCGCCTTTAAAAATAGATTTGGGGACAACCCGTATTTAAAACATCGAATTATAACCGTTGCTGATTCGATGCAAGAAAACCAACCGGGCAAAGACTCAATCGAAGAATCATGGTACAGCTTCGAGGTTGCCTTGCAGCTTGGTTATGTTCCTATCGTTGACTTATCCCACCTAAGACCCGCTGGGACACCCTCAGGCTCAACCACAGCCGCTAAACAATTGATTGCTACTGGTCCGCTTGGAATGGGAGATGACCCCCGTAACCCAGAATCAGGGTCATTTGTGTCCATTTACGCTAGAATATTCGACTTTTTACGAAGTGGGGATATAGTTGCGCTGATGCAATTACTTGGGCAATTGAACCGAACACTATTACAAGGCAGAGAAAAAACGGGGATTATTTGCACCGGGATAGATTACGAGTCCCCGCACGTGGAAAGATATTTAAATTTCCCACTGATGAAGCTGCTGGGAAGCCAGAAAAAAGCTATCAGAATCGATGAAGGTTTGTTAGAGTTTCCTGAACTAATGCAATTGATTTGTGCAAAAGTCAATAGTGAATCATTGTTTTTAGAGAAAAAATTACCTGGTGGTTTACTAAGTAATGTGTGTGGGGAAATTGCAATGTTACCCGAAGCAACATGCAACTTACAACACACCAACGCCGGAATGATTGAAAAACCAGGGGATATCCCTCAAGCAATGGCTGAGGTTTCCTACGACTTGATTCAAAACTGGTTAACGTGGCGGGATAATGTTTCTCCCGATGTGGCAAACATTTATTTACCACTAGAGGATGATCGGCAAGTTGGTTTAGGTTGGATTGGTTGGGCTAATTTCATGGCTAACCAACAAGTTACCTATTATGAGTTTGCCCACACCCTCAAAAACTTTTTAGATGAAGTAGAGCAAGGTTTTCCCAATATACGCGCCCCTAAAACCACAGCAGAGGAAATATGTATGAATTTGTATGTGGGGTACATCAGATGCAGCGAAATGGGAGAGGAATACGGTATTGATAGAATGTTCACAATTGCCCCTACTCAGTCACTATTTGCAACTACCAAAGATATCAACGGGAATACATGCTCTCGCGGTATCGTTGCCCCATTCGCTAGACGTATAAGACGGTCTAGCGACAGTAAAAAATCACAATTCGTTTTCCACGGTAAAGAAATAGAAATTGCTTCTGAGGTGGGTAGTGATGTACATGAATTGTTACATGATCAATGGCAGCGTCTAATGAATTTAACAGGTAAAGCCCATACAATTACTTATGATTTATGGCATAATATCGACGTTAACTGGTTAACTTCATTTATTACTGAAATGAATTTAGTGACCACTTACTACAACTTTTCAAGTAGCTTGAATAATGATTATCTCGATAAGGGAAAAATTCAGCAACTTGATGTAAATTCAATGACTTGTGATTGTGCCCAATAGTTTAGGTTTTCCCACATTTTTAAGGTGAATTTCATGACAAATATATACACGGTAGAAACTCTTGAATCGCAGCGTACAGTATGGAAAGCTAAACCTATTAAATGGGAACCGCTAGAAATCGAAGAATTAGAGCCAGCTATACAACGAGCGATCGCCCTAGGATTAGTTTTAGAATTACCCGTTGCTGGCTGGGTGGGTGATGCCGTTAAATTTCTTCAAAGTCGAGTAAGCCCCGCAACCCTTAAATCAATGGGCAAAAATATCAACGATGAGAGAAATCATTACAACTCGTTTATGTATGCGTCGGCAGTTTACACACCAACCGTTGAAATGACTAAGGAAGCCGACGCGATCGCCGCTGCATGGGACGAACACCCAGCCAGTACACTTATGAAAGCTGCTACATCAGAAAGTGGTGTTTTTCTCCCATCTTTGTTTTTGTTGTCCCAATTTGGGGGGCATGAGTTAGCAAACATAGGGACGCAAATATCAGAAGATGAATTTAGGCACGTCGTCATAAATTGGAACGTCCTAAAAGTAATGGGAGAACAACGATCAGCTTTTACATCTTTACGCGACTTACGCCTCCAAACCCTTGAGTTTATATTTAGAGATGTTGTTGTCCCAGACATGGGGATTGACCTAGATTTTATGCTGGAGCAATCTGATCTGTTAGTTCAAGATGGGCACGCACCAGAGTTACAAACCCTTAGCCGCCACGCTGTTTATATGGTTCCGTTTGAAAATGAAAACGAAGCCCTCTATAAATAAACCAATTCAATAAATTTTCCCAATGTCCCACTAATTTAGTGGGACATTGTTATTTTTAGTGTTATTATTGGTATAACACCAATAGTTCAGGTATGATAACAGATGTTTGAATTGACCGAAGAAGAGCTACAAAAATTAGATGAGAACCGCACCCTAAATCGCTGGTCATTGCTACCTTATGAATTTGTACAAGCTGCTTACCCCTCATTGCTGTACACCGAAGCGGCGGAAGTTTATTTACCACTGCTAACCTCCGCTCATAAAGCTTGTTATTTTTATCAGGCACAATCTCATAATTTAGGATTAGCCGAAAGTTTTTTGATAACAGTGTTTCAGGAGTTAGCTGATTTATATGTGACTTCAATTAAGGAAAAAGACCAACCTAAAAACTGGGTGGAATCATTGTTTGAAGTGGAAAAAAGTAATACTTACATTGCTTTGGAAGCGGTAACTCAAGTAATGAGGTACGGTGCTGAAAAGTATGGGGAAAATAGTTGGCGATCGCTACCAGCAGAAGCGCACTTAGATCACATGATTGAACATATTTACAAAGAAATGATAGGGGACAATCGAGAGCCGAATATTTCCCATGCGTTGTGTAGATGTGTGTTTGCCACTTCTTTAATCCATGCCGAAATAGAAGCGCGGGAAATGTTCCATGAAGACTAATAAAATCACAGTTGAATTAATATTTGAATCACCAATACAGTTTCAAATAGAAGGTGCATTTGTCCCCAAAGCTAGACCTAGGGTTAATATGAAAACCCACCAAGTTTACATGGACTCAACATATACCACCTCTCAAGAATTAATCATGAGACAAATGCTAGCTAATTGGCGTGGTGAAACAATACAACGAGCTAACATAATGTGTTTTTTGAGGGGTAATTTACCCGGTGATGTGGATAATTTAGTGGGTGCTGTGTTGGATGCGATGAAGAAAGGTGAAATAATTGCCGACGATACTAAGGCAGTTATCCCAGTATTGTATGCCGAGTGGGAAAAAGCTGATTACACCGGGGCATTAATTTATTTACAACCCGTAGCTATTCCCAAAACCCCCACTTCGATATCACCCAGTCAAGAATTGTTTACTGATTTTTTGGAGTTTCCCACATGATTAATTTTTTCGCCCCAACCCAAGGTATTCTTTCTGATCGCGACATCATTAAAACTTTTGCCGAGCCAACATCACCCGGTAAAATAACGCCATTTTTCCCATATTTGATTAAGGAGGGGTTAAGCTACGGTCTTAGTAGTTTCGGCTATGACTTCCGGCTATCTCCCCATGATTTTTATGTGATGCCGTTTACTGAGGGCTATGTAATTGATCCTAAATCATTAACCAAGGAACAGTTAAATCACCAACAAGCAACCATTGATGAATCCGGCGTATATTTCATCATCCCACCTAATTCGTATGCTTTGGGATGCTTTGTAGAATACATAGAAATGCCAGATGATGTTATAGGTATTTGTTGGGGAAAATCTACTAATGCCCGAAGCGGTTTAATAATTAATGTAACGCCAATTGAACCCGGTTGGCATGGGTGGATAACGGTTGAGATAACTAATTCTTCGCCAAACCCTTGTAAAGTATATTGCGAAGGGATAGCACAATATACGTTTTTCAGAGGAAAAGAACCACAAGTTAAATACGAAAGTCGTAAATATCAGGACCAACAATCAGAGGTTACATTACCCCGCGTCACGCCCTAATATCACCGACATTTTCACTTAATCCTATTGTCCCAAATAACTGCAACTCACCAACACAGATATGATCTATGTTGGTGTTTTGTTGATAAAAATGAAAATAATAAGTATCTCTAGGCTCGTTGAATTGTCCCAAGCCACCTAAATAAAATTCCGTCCACCCATTGTTTAAGTTTCCAGCGAACAGATGATTGTAACCACCATCATAAACATTGAAGTTGGTTGCCCCAGCAAACCCCTCAGCCCACGAAAAAATTCTGAGCCGTTGGATAGCATATGCCATTCTGATATTTAAACCTTGAGGACTTGTGGAGAAATTTATTTTAACGCCCATTTCCCCAAACGGAGAACGGTTTACAACCATGCCACTATAAGGATCATTATTTTTTAGAAAATCTGTGTTAAGCTGACGGAAATTTTTAGAAGAATTGAAATAAGTATACTGGTGTACCGCTGTTGCATTGTAAGGTAATTCAATTTCAGTTACACGCCGATAAATGGCGTAATCATCTTGGACTTGTATCAAAGTTTCATCAGTTACCCCGGAAGATATCGGTATTAAATCATTAAGTTGTAAATAACCATAACCTATCGGAACCCGCGCACCTTGTTGAATAACTTGGGCGGCTCGATCAATAATATTGTTTTCCCGGTTGGCGGGGTCACTGCTTTTTTTCTGCTGGGGGCTTAATACCTCAGCAATCCCCCCAGCTATCAATGATGCACCCATCAACCCAACCCCAGCCCCCACACCTGGGATAAACAAAGCAACCCCTACCAACGCAACCCCTAATAATCCTCTTAATATAGGGCTTCCGCTTTCTCCCTCAATGATTGGGGAAAATATTATTTGGTCTTCAGCTAGTTCTAATAACTCATCAGCGGTTGCCAACTCACGCAAGTTTTCCCCGGTTACTACTGAGTATCTGTTACCTAATTCCCCACTTGTGTTTAAATAGTCGAAAAATCCGGGCTTTTGAAATCCAATAGCCCGGATTGCTTCGGCGGGGCTTGAAACGTCTAAGTCCCAAGTTTCCCCGAATAACTCCCCCAATTCAGCTTGAAGTATAACTTTCATGTTTTTTCGTTTTATGAGACAGCTTAGTTAATTGCTCTATTCCTATATTTTCAATCAACCCTAGTAGAAAATCGAATTTATCCAAGTTGTCTAAATACCTCTTTACTACCTCTGTCTTAGTTATTTGGTGTTTTACCGCATACTCATCTAACTTTACCGCGTGCGACGGCGCTATCTGAACCGTTAACCACTTCTTATCGGAGTTTAGTTGTTGCTTCGTCGTTGCCATGTCAATAATCCCTAGTGTTTTCTCAATTATACCACTAATTTAGTGTGATCAATGGTAATTGGTATATAATTGGTATAAGGTGAATAATCGACATTATGAAACTACGAGACTATCAATTAAAAACAGTTGGAGAGGTTTACAGCGCCATTCGCGAGGGTAAAAAAGCCGTGGTTGTCGCTTCATGCACTGGCAGCGGGAAAACCGTTGTGATGGCTAAAATAGCGGCGGATGCTTTGACAAAGGGCAAGAAGGTATTAATTATAGTTGACGATAGCCCTCTTATCAACCAAACCATAGATAAGTTGGAGAAATTCGGGGTTGTTCCCGGTGTAATTAAAGCGAATTGGCGGGAAAATAGGGCGGCAATGTGCCAAGTAGCATCCATTGATAGTTTGATACGACGCGAGTATCCCGCCGCTGATGTGGTAATAATCGACGAATGCCACCTTAGTTACGCTCATAAGTATGATGGGGTTTTCTCCATATACCGGGGGAAAATATTTATAGGTTTCAGCGCCACCCCCGAAAGGACAAACAAAAAGGAAAATTTAGCTGAAAGATGGGATCATTTAGTGCGATCGCTAACCATAGCTGAGGCAATTGGAATTAATGCCAATGTGCCCCCGGTGGTTTACTCCATCAAACGAAATTCATTAGGGCTTAAAAAAGTTAAAACCACAGCAGGAGATTACAACAAAGCTGAAATAGGTTTGAAGATGACCGATCCTAATATTATCCGGTTAGCTGTAGAAACCTGGAAAAAACAAGGAGAAGACCGCCCCACTATCGCTTTTACCGTTAACGTAGAACATAGTAAATTATTGTGCCAAGCCTTCCTAGATGCGGGGATTTCCGCAGCCCGGTTAGATGGGCAAACATCAGACACTGACAGAGATAAACTCTACGCTGATTTACGAAATGGGAAAATTAAAGTTTTGGTTTCAATAAACGTGTTGACCATCGGTTTTGATGAACCGTGTGTAAGTTGTATATTATGCTGCCGCCCCACCAAATCAAGGATCATGTGGATTCAAATAGTCGGCAGAGGCTTACGGTTGTTCGATGGGAAAGAGGATTGTATAGTTTTGGATCAAGCTGAAAATACTTATTCGCTGCTTCACCCCATTGAATACACGCCGCCGGATCTTAACCAACCGCCACCGCCCCCAGGTGAAGCGCCTGTAAAAGAATGCCCCAGTTGTGAGGCGGTTGTACCTAATTTTGAACGGGTTTGTCCACACTGCGAATATGTTTTCCCAGTCAAAGAAAAAGAAACTTCGCATGGTGAATTAGAAATTGTGGCGGCAATAATCAAGGACCCACAACTAAGAAAACAACGTATTGAATACACCCAATGGCTAACTGAGGCATTTGCTGCTGGTTACAACCCTGATTATGCTTCAGTGAAATTTTTCAAAAAATATAATTTTTACCCCAACACTTTGATCCGTCGTCAAGCTTTATTGGGACACAAACCATCGCCTTCAGATGTGGAAAAATTTACTAAATATCTAGAATACCAAGCGAGAAAACGGGGAAAACCTGCCAGTTGGATCAGTAAACACCTCACCTATGAGTTAGGTAAGGTGTATAACTTAGCAACTACATAAGTTCTTTATGACGAAGAATAACCCGTGTTATATCTCGATACCATGATCCATAAACAGCGGGTTCCGATAATCTACCAACTACGTGATGGTAGATTATATTTCTGTCCGGTTCCACAAAAATAGCACAGTGATTGATATTATCTGAATTCAAATTCATTAGAAACACATCCCCCTTTTGTAGGGGGATTTCTGATAAGGTAGTCCCTATTTTCTTAAACCCAGCCGCTTCAAAGTTTTCCTCGAATTTAGACCACTGCCCATCATCCCACGCATATAGTAAACCCCTCTCAAAATCGGGTAATTTAATACCAAACTCTTTCAAGTAATACGCCTGTAATAATGAATAACAGTCGTAAACTCCCCAAGTGAAAACCCTGCCAAGCAGAGGTATTTCAACAATAGGATCTGACGGGTCAACTAAGCTAAAACTCTTATCATGTGGGGAAACTATCAACCAAGGTAATTTGGTCTTTTTACAGGATGCCTTGTCAGCATCCGAGGGCAAACTAGAGGTGTGGGGATGTGTATGCGCGATCGCCAAAACTTTTCCCCTAGTTGAGGCTAAAACCACCGACGAAGGATCTAAAATAAACATCCTTTCGCCCATGTCTTCTTCTACCACTTCACCATCAGCATTGGTGTAACTATAGGTTTCAGCGACGTTAGCACATGGGAAAAATGATTGTCTACCTTCTTTGAGTAATATAAAACCGCACCCTTCCCGTGGATGGACTTTTAATCCATACTCAGCGATTTCATCTATTAGATAATCTTCGGGTTTAAAGTTCATACTCCCCATCGTCTTTTAGAACCTAGATCTAAATGTATGATGTAGTCGTCATAGCTGTAAGTTCCTAGCCCTCCATCCCAATCTTGGAAGTAGGAAGCTAACTTTTTGTTATTGAAACCATCCACATAAAAATCAACGGCTTCTAGTGTTAGATGTTTTGATTGAGAAGCGCCGCCGCACATTCTGTTATACGGATCAGGACGAAAACAGCTAGTTACAATAAAGGGTTTTCCAATCGTATCCCTGTATGGTTGGATGCGTTTACACAGTTGGATAGCATTGTTAACTTGTTCTTTGGTTTTTGGTATCCGCACCCCACCGTGAGTTACCTCATTCCAAGTTAACCAGTGGTTAGCAATGACAGAACCATTCAAATCAAATTTAGATTCATAACCGGGTAAGCTGATAGTTTTCCCGGTTTGTTTGGTGTTCTTTTGAATCTCTTTAGGAACGGTGTTTGTAGCTTGCCCATCTTCTAAAATCAACACATGGGGGCGGAAAACTAACCATTTATTTTTACCTTGAAAACTTAATTGTTTTCCATCCTTATCTTTTCCCAATGTTACATAAATATGTTGAAATGTTGGCGTGGTTGTTTGGTAGCTAGATAAAGGGAATTCGGAACCAGAGCTAACAAATTGTTTTTGGGTATCTGATAAATCCGCCGCTGCTTTGGGTTGGCGGTGGGGCATTGCTTCAAAGTCCGGGTCAAGTTTAAAGTAAGAATCTGATGTGAATTTAATAGAGTAAGCCATTTTTAAAACCTTAGGTAAATCGATAATAACTTTCAGTGCGTGCCCATATGTTAGGCTTTTTCCTCGATGTGTCTGTCGGTACTACACTATAAGCTAACATCAAACTTATAGCAGCGTCCCCATGTCGGGGCATCATATCAGCGCCCGTAAACTCCATATTAGTTGGCACTTTGGGAACACCTTGGATTAGTTGAACCGTTAAATGATCATCGATAATATCTTCATCATTGGGTAGTGTTAGTGTCTTAAGCCCTAATGCCGCTTTGTACCTGGGGAAATGGGACAAGTAGTATTCTGCCGTCAACTTAACTTGGTTAATTCGATGCGTGCCGAAATCTAGAGCCATCTCCTCAGCCAAAAAAGAGCCGTTGCCCGTAGCATCAAAAGCGGCTTTTTTGAGCCGTTTGAATTTTCCCAAGATAAACCGGGTTATTTGGGCTTGGCAGTGGAATGGCGTATTTCTCAATTCCACAATGAGAGGGACAGAACGAACTTTGTCAATATCTTCTATGAGAATGGACAAAACCGTTAAATCATGTGATCGCCCAAAATCTAACCCCGCATATGTTTTGTAATTAGTGATGATGAATTTATCAATATAAGGGGCAACGGTATCATTAAGCCAGTCGTTAACTATGCCTAATTGTTCCCCGCGTTGTTTATCGATAAAGTTTTGGGAACAACTAAACCTCAATACCCCACCTGCAATAGTTGCTGCTGATTCTACAACATGCCTATTAAAAAACTGCCCTGAACCGCTCGAAGGTTGACAGTATAATTCTTCCGCTGCATGTTCCCCATAATCCGCTACTAAATCCTTAAGCCATTGGTCTTCTTTGTCTTGTGACCACAATTCACCGCCAACCTCACAAATACGCTTATACAGCCCCTCAGACAGCGCTAAATCAATAGGGTATTCATGCAACACAAAATTACTTTTACCTTGCTTAATGGCTTTTACAATGCTATTAAATGGGTGTGCCTCTCCGTTGTGGGTGCTAATAATTCTTAGTTTACCGCCCCACATCAACAAAGCCATAGCCGCTTTCATCAGCGCGGGTAAATTTTGTTGGTGGGCGGCTTCATCAATACACACTACCCCTTGCATACCCCTCATGTTGCTAGGGTTAGAGGAAAGGGCGTAAATTTTGCAACCACCTATAAAACTTATAGAGTACGCCTTAATCGCATCATCTTCGCTTACCCACATATCATCTTCTGGCTTCCAATCATCCTGACGGTAGCCGTGAACCGCCCTTGCCCAATCTGAGCAAGTATCTATAAATTCCTTGGCTAGGTCTTCACGAGTCGATATGTAAAGATAATCAGTGCCTCCCTCTCGCTTAATTTGGGAAGCTATTAACACTGCGTCTAATGCCTCTGCCCATGTTAAACCTATGCGGCGACTCTTCACCGCCACTTTAACTTTGCTATTGTCCCACAGCCAACGACATTGATATGGGAAACAAATGTCCGGTTTTAACTCAAGTTCACTCACTGGCTGGGGGGCTTACCTAAAATAGCTATTTTGATGTCCTCAACGTTTTTCTTGGTATACCCTTTGATTTGGGTAGTTTTGGAGTTGTCGCGGTTTTTCTTATCGGTGTCTAGCGTTAACGACAAAACCATATTGATAGCCGTTAATTGTTCGCGATCGCTCAATTCTCCGTTTCCCAAGAAAGAAACCAATTCCTTAACCGCTATTTTGCTGGATGCTACCAGCCGATAATAAGCTGATAAATGGTTATCTTCCACTATTTCCGCTACCAACTGCTGAAAAAGAGGATCGTCTTTATAACGCCTCAACTGTTGATAATTTAGCTGGTACAGTTCCATCAACTCACGGTAACTCATACCATCAGCAATAGAATTAGCAATCCTCAGCTTAAACTCAAATTCAATCGTATTTTCCATTTATCGGGGTCCCTCATGTTATCGACCTACACCAATCATACCAACTTTTACATTAAATACATATTATTGACAACTCATTGCAATAACAAAAATGACTCATTTATTTTATACAATGTAACAACTAAATTACTAGGGTAGTGGAAACACTTAGAGGGGTGGAGCGGGAGCGGTGGGAAAATGGTGAAAAAGTGGTGAAAAGTGGTGAAAATTTAAAATTTTTCACTTTCTTTCACTTCAATTTTCACCATCGATAAACGTAAGCTGGGAAAGGGTTTCGGGGGATTTAGTGAAAAAGTGAAATCCAACCCCCTAAGTTTATATACAAATAGTAGTTATTTTATATATGTATATAATATGTACAGTATGAAAAAGAGCAGTAAAAAAATAGTTTACATGCAACGATTTTCACTAAATTTCACTAAAATCCCCGAAACCCTTTCCCAGAGCCACTTTAGGTCTGGTGAAATTTTAGTGAAAGTTAGTGAGTTTTTCACCAACTTTCACTAAAAGCCGAATTCTCACCCTAATTTTCCCATTGTTGTACGTAGAACCAAAAATAAGGCATTTGCGGGATAATGAACTTCTCCCACGAAATCCCCAAATTAGGGATGATTACCTATACCAATTTTTCCACTAAACCGTTAGTATGGTTTTAGGTGGATTCGACAGAGCAATAAATTATGAAAGTTATGACGGATGTAGTTATAAACCCCAGACTCAATTTAGTTTCCCAGAATGAATTACTAAGCAGTGGCTATGCGGAAGAAAGCATTGTAAAACTTCCTCATTACACTGGGACGGCTAAGGAATTAAGCAACATATTAAATTATGATGTGCCATGCGAGGGTTTAGCTTTCGTCTACCTTAATATGGACGGAACCCCGATGAAACAGGCTAACGGTAAGCCTTTTGTACGTGTGAAGCTATTTAGAAACCCTGACGACGTTGCCCATTACGAAGAAACCACAGGGCGGCGCAACGGTAAATATAGCGCCCCTACTAACGGCGGCTGCCGCTTCTATTTTTCTCCGTTGCTTCAGACAAGTTGGGAAAATATACCTAGCCAAGTTAATAAACCAATATACTTTGTTGAAGGTGAGAAGAAAGCCGACGTTATAGCGCAAGAGGGATTTGTCCCAATCGGGTTAGGCGGTGTTACTTCTTGGAAAACCAAAGCAGATAATGAGGATTCAGCCCCTATAGCTGATTTTGGTCTAATTGACTGGAAGTATCGCCAAGTATATTTATGCCCCGACAGCGACGTTACCGACCCCGATAAACCGATGATCGGGCACGCCATGAAAAACTTAGCGGTTCATTTGGAATCACTAGGAGCGAAAGTCAATATAATAGTTCTCCCAAATAACTTAGACGGCTCTAAAATGGGGGCGGATGATTTTATCAAACAGTTCGGGCGTGCTAAGTTCGCCACCTTTGCCCGTTTCTCACGTAAAGCGCTTAAAAACATTGGTAAAAGTAACAAAAATCCTATCTGGCAGTTAGATTTGACTGAGCCGGATAACCAGCGCAAAGCAGAAATAGTATCTTGGTTGTTGTCTAACGATTACGCCGTCAGACCGGGCAATGGTTTTTACCGTTTTGATCATTCCCATTGGACACCCCTATATGAGAAGGAAACAATAAGATTTTTACAACAAGCTTATGATAGTCAGCACTGGAGACTCAACAGCGTAGGCGCGTTGAAATTTGCTGAGGATGTTATAAGTTCATTGCTACTGGTTCCAGAGGGGGAATGGAACAAAGGTTTTAACCTACTGTTTAGCAACGGCACATACAACCCGATGCTTAAGCAGTTCACCCCTAGTTTTGATCGGACTACTTACGGAACTATTCAACCTTTATCTTTCCCATATACGACCATACAAAACACACCTAAGCGCTTTTTACAGTTTCTGAACGAAGCTACCGGGGGTGATAACGCAACCATAGAGCTATTACAAGCGATTCTACGCTATGTATGGATTCCGAAAGATAGAACTAAGGTTTTCCCCATTCAATCTGCCTTTGACTTTTACGGTGGTAAAGGAACCGGGAAAAGTACTTTTATTGAGGTCATCATGAAAGGATTGGGAGAAAACTCATACGGATCAGCAGATCCGGCAGTGTTTTCCACCCCTGAAAAGTTATCAGCGTTACTAGATAAGAGAGCCGCTATTTCTACCGATTGCGCGGGTCACTTGGCTAACGTAGGCACGTTTAACGCTGTTGTGAGTAATGAACCAGTACAAGTTAGAACGTTGTACCAGCAACCTGTGTTAACTCGTTTGGGGATTGTGGTGATTAGGGCATATAACAAAATAATCAGTGTTTCATCTTCTGGGACACAAGGATTAGATCGCCGCATATTGGCAATTGAATTCAACAAACAACCTAAGGAAGTTGACACCCAATTACTACAAAAACTAACCAAAGAATTACCAGATATTTTTTGGTGGTGTTTCTCCATCAGCGACGAAGAAATGGTTAGACGGATTGAATCCAGAAACGATTCGGAATTAGCCGCAAAAGCCAGCATAGAAAGATTTGTAGACAATAACCCCGTATTCCAATTTCTTAGCGATTTCTACACCGATGAAGGGGTAGATAAGATATTAACCAAGGAAATTTACGGGGATTTTGTTGAATGGTGTCGCCAGCAAAACATGTGTGTTTTGAAGCAAAGTACATTCTTCACCTCGCTTATGAATTACGGATGTAGCTACGTTAAAAAAGCCGATGGAGAGTTTAAAACTCAAGCTAGGTATAAGTTTGTGACTATCCCAGCAATGAAAAACTTTGATCTTAAAGCTCATCTCAGACTCGGAAAAGCAGCGCCACAACCAATACAGCAACCCAGCGCGATCGCTGACGAATCTACTAACTCGGAAACTGTACAACTTTCCCCAGAAGAACAAAAGCTATTTTCCGACACCCTTAAAGCTGGTTTTATTCCCGCCGCTCATCCAATGGGAGAATACAGCATGAAACGTAGTAATGGCAAGGAAGATAAAGAGATGTTTTTCTCCAGTTTCAACGACATGAGAATGGAAATAGACCACCGATTAGAGCAACAATCACCAGCGGGTATTGAGAAAATAAAACAACAGGTATTACAAGAAATGCAACAACTAGCCGACGCTGGGGATTTGGGGGCACAACTCTTCATGAACGACATCAACGACGGTTCAGAAGAACTTCTAGAAAATGATCCGCTGATCCTTACCAAACTCGGTTTGATGTGATATAGTTAGACCATACCAATTAGACTGGTACAATGAAATACATAGTTGATTCTGAAAGTTTAGGGGAAAGTTTAGCAGAGTTCCGGGGCGATAATCCAAGAGTAATAGCGGTGGACACCGAAACCACCGGATTATCGCCCCACTTTAACAAAGTGAGGCTGGTACAAATAGCTTGGGATTCTAACAAAATCCGCAAAAGTTTTGTTTTTGACTTGTTCAAAATAGGTGATTATACCCCGCTCAAAGAAATATTAGAGGGGAAAGTAATTAAGCTATTCTACAACGCAAAATTCGACATAAATATGCTGAGGGGTGCGGGAATATCAGTTACCAAACCCGTCAAAGATTTAATGTTGTATTTTGGCGTGCTGACTAATGGTGAAGTACAAAGACCCAATTTGGCGATCGCTTACAACATGGTAATAGACCCAGATCAGCCAATGGAAACCAAGACTAAGAAAAAGAACCAGCAGTCAGACTGGGCTAAGTGGGACTTAGACCAAGAACAACTAGAGTACGCTGCTCATGATGCTGATATTTTATTAGATATGTTTCCCATACTCCGGGCAGCAGTTGATCAAGCCGAATTAACGCCAATAGTGGAAAAAATAGAACACCCGGCTATGTGGGCGGCGGCTGATATGGAGTTTAACGGTGTCCCAGTAGATCAGGAAGTATTTTCCATTTTGAAAGCTGAGGTTGAACCACAGGTTACAGCGGCTAAGGCTAAAGTTGAAGCTATATTTGCAGAGGTGGGAATCGATAAAATAAACCTCAACAGCTACAAACAAGTTATCAAAGCACTAGCCGCCGTTGGTATTGAAGTTACAAGCACCGCTGAAAACGCACTTAAAGAAATTGATCACCCAATCATAGACGATTTGTTGGCGTATAAATCAGCTACTAAGTTGATGCAATTCGTTAACAAACTACCAACACATGTTGACCCAGTAACGGGGAGAATTCATTGTAGTTTTAATATGTTAGGGACGGTAACAGGGCGCGTTAGCTGTCTTTCTCCCAATTTGCAACAAATACCACGTAATCCGTTTCTACGCACCTTTATAAAAGCTAATAAAGGTTATAAAATAGTTGTTGCGGATTACTCACAAATTGAATTAGTTTTAGCAGCGGAAATAAGTCAAGATCCAACGATGGTAAAGGCTTATAACGAAGGCGCTGATATTCATAGAATCACCGCCTCACTTCTGTTAAACAAGCCACCGTCAGAAATAACTAAGCAAGAAAGACAACTTGCAAAAGCTGTAAACTTCGGTTTAGTTTATGGGATGGGAGCGGCTAAGTTGGTGTTATACAGTAAGAATACTTACGGTGTAAAAATGACGTTAGAGGAAGCCCAAGAATACCGTAGTAAGTTTTTCCAAACGTATCCAGGTTTAATGCAATGGCATCAACGATCAAGCCACGAGATAAAAGCTTACCGACCCAAATTCGTTAAAACACTATCAGGGAGAAAAAGATTATTTTCCCATGATAAATTCGCCCATAACGCAATAAGATTTACAAGCTACGTCAACACTCAAGACCAAGGAACCGGGGGAGACATAACAAAAAGAGCATTAGCAAAATGTAGATCTGTCTTTATTGGTCATGATGTTAACCTAATATTACAGGTTCATGATGAAATTTGTTTAGAAGTTCGTGAAGATTTAGCAGAATGGGCGGCTACGACTCTGGAGAAATGTATGGTAGAGGCTGGGAAAGAATTTGTAAAAACTGTACCTGTTATGGTAGAAGTTTCTATTGCTGATTCATGGGGCGATGCAAAATGAAAAATATAAACCCAGAGCTTACCTTAGATAGTTTGCTGCTGGACCTCAAAGCTAAAGTCATTAAAATAGGTTTACTAGGGGAATACACACGGATTGATCGAACTAAAACGGCGGCGCTTTGGGTAGGACTCGAAGATCCTAACTCCGGTTTTATTATGGGAACGGGCTTACAAGCAGTTATACGCCCTTACTCCGCAAGTGTTCAGCAAGTAATTAACCAACGTTATGTAATGTTGATCGCGGCTGAGGTCACTTTCACCGCCCACGGCGTTAAATTTCCCCGTGATTTCTTAGAAACTCTTACAGCCACATTCACAGGGAAGTATCGCCAAGTTGAAATTTTATTCCAACAAGGTACTGATAAAACCCTCACTCAATACTCAGTAAGGGTTTTTGCATAAACCAATGTCCCACAAAATTAGTGGGACATCACAATAAAAACATTGCAATTAAGCCGATTGCAGCCAATAAAATAACTAAACCCGCTACTAAGTTCTGATCGTCTACCTCATCGTATTTAGGCTTCACAACCACAGCGGGTTTATTCCTGCGAGGGCGAAAAAATTTAGCCTCGGCTTCCTCCCATTGTGAAGTTGGCAAAACATATTCTTCCCAACCCGCCGCTAACCGCCTATAAAAAGTTTCGTTGTTATACCTACCGCTTACTGGGTCTGTTATTCTACCCTTGGTTGGGTGATTTGTATATATCACTATCCAATTATCGCTGGCGTGCGCTTCGCCGTGATGTTGGGCGCATACCGGGAACAGATTAAACCCCGGTTTATCTTCCAGCCCCCCTTGAGTGTAGAAAGCGTGATGAGTTGTTTTTGCCACGTCGCCGCACAACACGCATCTTTTCCCCGTTAATGCTTTAGTAAACGGCGATAAGTAATCCTTAAAATCTTCTGAGTAACAATCCTTGGACCATTCCGAATATTCTACCGCGCTTTTCATATTCACCTATACCAATAATTTACCAATTTAATACTAATTTAGCATATTAGGCGGGAACAATGTGTTATATAAGAAAAGCTTTAGTGCTAGACTTTGAGAGTAGGTATAAGCTTATATATGTCTTACCAATTTACGTCAAGCACCTATTTTAGGGTTGGAGCGTTAGCCACTGGAACTACTAAACCCACCGAAAAAACTTTAACCGTGACATCAGCGGCAATTGTTGGAGCAACATCATTAACCGTAGCTGCAACAACGGGGTTTATAAGTTCTGGTTCTAAATTTACGATTGGCGGCGCTACTTTCACAGTTGCAGAGGATGCACCCAGAGGAAGCACTGAGTTAGTGTTAGCAACTCCTTTAACTGCCCCAATCACCGCGAACGCCACAACTAAATACTATGAGTTATTTGAGTTTTTAGGTGGGGAAGGAATCGATCTAAACGGTCAAGATCAGGTAATCAACGTTAGGAATTTTAAATCAGGTCAATGGGGAGCAAACGTCAAAATTATGACGGGTGTATCGTGTGATCTTGAAGGACAATTTTTAACCGAAGATTTAGCTATCACCGCGATTATTCGCCCCGCTTATTTTACGTTAGGCGGAGACATTTACGCCGAAATTACACGGGACAATGGCGACAAATGGATGGGCGCTTTTTTGGTGTCTAATTACTCGGAATCCGCAGCATTAGATAACATCTTACGTGTACGATATTCTCTCCAATCTCAAGGCGCTGTTGCAATCCCCGCCCCGCCGATCTTGACATGAACTATCTAAAACATTCGGGGGATTTAACCGCGCTGGTTAATGTGGAAGTTACAGAAAAACAACTTAAATGTAACTACTTTTATTTACACCACAACTGCCCCAATGTTGTAACGGTGTCCGGAGAACAAGGAACTTTTATGATAGATGTCACAAAATTCCTAAAAAAGACACCCACTGATTACGCCGGAGAAATACTTATAGATTTCATTTAAGGTAACTATGAAAACGATCCAATATAGTGAATTTGAAAAGTCTAACCCGTTGTGGATGGCTGATCGCGCCCAATACGAGAATTATATTCCCGGTGGCGCTAGATTACGCCGTGCTAGCGTCGTGGGAGAATCACGTATAGTTCCCAGCGGCTCTTTAGTTGGGAGAACCGCTAAGGCTAATCAGTTTGAACTAATTCTTCCCACTAATATCAAAATCGGCGGAAACTTCGTAACTACCAATAACACAACTTTGGTGGAACCCGCCGCCCAAGGCGCTACTGTAATTAAGGTAGCTGATACTGATGGGTTCACCGTTAACGCCCCTACTAATGCAATCACTATTGGCGCTTTAACCGCTACCATCGCCCAAATTAATGGGGACGGGTCAATTGTATTAACTACCGGGTTAGTTAGCGCTCAAACAGCCGGAACAGTTGTTAGATTAACTGCTGCTACCCCGTTCGTTGAATTATTTTTGACCGCAACTGAGTTAACCAACGTTGACGAACTTAACGAGTTTACCCAGTACCGACACGGTAGAATGGTTTACTTGAACTTTTTACCGGGTTATGCTCAATTTACCACTGATGTGTTAAACACTATTACCACGTTGTACCACCACATCTTTGCATTAGCTTAATTACTAATAAAACCTAAATTAACCAATATGGAAACAATTACCGCTCTTATCAGAGAACTGGAAGAAAACCAAGCTTTTGCCATTTCTGCAAACGATCCTACTTTGCAATTTGAAAACGGTGGGCAAAATCTACTTTTCTCCAGTGTTCTCCCAGAACGCCAAGTAGCTCAAAACTCTTATCGCGATTGGGGAATCCGTTTTAAAACGATGATCGCCAACGACGCAACCCGCTACAGCCCACCCCAAATTAAAAATGGGATGTTGATCGGCTCTGTTCAAGTAGAAATGGGAGAAGCTGACGCGGCTGGCGCAATGGACATGCAGTTTTACGAACACTTTTTACAGACGTTGGATCGTGGTTCTAGTCAAGAGGGCGCATTTCAATTACTCCGGTTCTTTGAAAACACCGTAAGCCGCCCATTAGCTATCTTACGCGAACGCCACCGGGTAGACGCTGTTTGCCAAGGTTACGTGGAACGTCGAGGCGCTAACAACTTTTATGAAAGGGTAGATTTTCCCAAACCCGCCGGACACCGGGCAACGGTTCCTAGTGGGACAACCGCCGCCCCTACTGGTTGGTATGATCCGGATCACGACATCTTAGGCACTCTCAAGATGTTTAAGAAAATGCTAGCCAAAAAAGGCTACAGAATAAGCCGTATCATTACCACCGAAGATATATTAAGCGATTGCATCATCCCTAACAACGCTATTCGGGCTTATGGGGTAATGACTGTAACCGCCCCCGGTGGTAATCAAGGGTTTGAGTTACAAACACGCCCCGAAGCGCAAGCCATGATAAACGCTTTCGCCGCGATCCAAGTACCCGTTCCAGTCACTTACGACGCTGGGTATAGTGATCAGCTTGGTTGGCAACCATTTATGAAAAACAAGTTTGTCATTCTTTGCCAAACTGGTAGACAAGCTGAGGTAAGAATCGATGGGGAAGAACCCGCGTTACTTCTGCCTAATACTATCGGATATTATGGTATCGGTGTCGCTACGGGTCAACTAGCGCCCGGTGTACGTTATAAAGTCGATTCCAAAGATGGGAAAGACGCTAATATTTACGCTGAAGGCTGGATGAGTGGTTTTCCCATCATCCAAGATCCGGAAGCGTTCGCGGTGTTAACAATCCCCGAACCCACTGAAGTATAAATACTCATTACATACCAAAGGTATTGGTAGTATATTAGGGGTATCGCTATTGTCGATACCCCTTGTTATATGATTTATTTTGTAATTTGCAACAATTTAGACGGCGATAACTACTATTATGGCGTTGTTGAAGCAATCAACAGTGATCAAGCCCTACTTATTTACAAATCTATTAAAGGTAATTACCACGATGATGATGAATGTCTTGACGCTATACCGTTTAATTCGTTAAACATAACCACCCAATCCGTTTTAAGGGAACAATTTGGAATAGGAGGATTTTACGTATGAATCAAACACCGGAAGAACTAATAAATAGTTTACTTGAATCACGATGTAATCAACTGCGGGTAACACGTCAAATGATAGATGACTTAATAGCATCTTCCCAAACCCAGGAACATATTTTTTGGGGAAAAGAGCTATTAGTTTCTTATCAACTTGAGTGTGGGTTTACTGTTACTGGTAGGGCGGCTTGTATTGACCCTGATAATTTCGATATTGAAATCGGACGATTAGTCGCTGAGGAAAATGCTAAAACTCAACTGTGGCAATTAGAAGGGTATCGCCTTAATTGGGATTTATACACTAGGGGCGTTTTAGTTCCTGACTAAGTAATTATGCCTAATTTTAAAATTAGGCATAATTACTCATGTATATCTGTTAAAAGTGCGCTATAATTAAGATATAGGAAAGGGGAAGGATAGCGCCAACCACTCCTAAAAGGTTCAAATAATTTTCCCAAAAACCTTGCAAGATTGCTAAAAGTGCGCTATAATTAAGATATAGAGAAACACACAGAACCAAGAAAATTTATGAACTGCATTGAAACTCGCCAAACGGCTTTAAGTTTAGCTAAAGAAAGCAAAACAGCGATCGCAGCGAAAGACTTAGAAAAGGTGGAAGTGTTGATAGGTAAAGCGGCGAACCTTTACGAATACGCTACAAAGTGGGAAAACTACTACAAGTACGAAGATACCACCGAAGTAGACGAAAACGAAAAATATCCACCCGCCTGGTGTTTTGAAAAAGCTAGAGAGCGTTCCCACAACACCTTAGAAACCCTAGAATACTACTACTACACACGCCAATCAGTTTTAGAAGCTAGAATCCAACGGAAAAGAGAAGAAAAACTAAATAAGTAAACCCAAAAGCCCCGCCCACCGGGGCTTTTAAAATGGGAAAATATATATAAAATTAGGCATAATTACTCATCGCAATTGGCTAAAAGTGCGCTATAATAGATGTATGAGGGGGAGAGGAAAGGCTTCCGGTTCACATGTTCAAAGCTGATAACATCAAAAGAGTTTAGCCGCCAATTTTCGGTACACCGCGTTAAGTAAAACCGACCAGTTGTAGAGCAACCGCCGATTTTTAGAGAGTTTACAGACGTAGATAAAACCCTCAGTAATCCTCCACTACTCATGTGAGGCAAAACCCCCAATCCTAGGATCGGGGGTTTTTGTTTAAGGGCGGTTGAATGTTACTGTGCCGTTACCATTAAATGTCGATGTCATACCGTAAGGACCACTATCATTGTTTTGAGTATTACCATTGATAGTTTGCCAATTGTTATTTAGGTCTTTATACCGCCAATTTAAAAATTGAAGTCCATTAGTGTAATTATAGACAGAAGATTGTTTTTCAATCCCCGTGGTAGCATATTTAGAGTAATTTAACTGACCAAAGATAGTTAAATCTTGGATATATTGGTCATCCAGTAATATGTACCATGTATTATTTGCCCAAGATATATGGTAGTTATTCCTACCACTATTAGCAGGGATATTTCCGTTGTAATTTATTTGATAAAACCTGCATTTATCAGTACAACGATTGTAAGCGTAAAAATGACCTTTGTAATTAGGTATAGCTGTAGTAGGTGAGTCCCCGTTGTAGTTTCCAACAGTGCCATAAATTTTCCCATGTTCGATCCATTCACAACGGTTCAAAACATCGGTAGAACAGTCCGAACCACCGGGATAAACCCATAAGTCTTGTAAAATAGCAGAGTTGCTATTTTGTGGTCCTGTAAGATCGGCAATAGTCCCTACCGTTACAGAGCTTCCTCGATTTTGGGGCAAAAATGTTTGTGTCGCGTACCCGCGTTGAGCCAAACTAACGTCAGGTGTAACCGCAATAGCGGCGATCGCAGCAACCGCACCTAATAAAATTTTCTTCATAGTTTTAAGGTTTTGGGATGTTGGTATATGTAGTATCAGCCGGATCACTTTCAATATAAGAGACAAATTCTATTCCGGTTTCAGCGTCAATAATAGATGTAACGCTAGCCTTATTAAATTTACCTCTGGTTGTCTCTAAGCCTTCTGGAAAATCAACCACTACTTTATAAACTTTACGATTTGGGTTGATAGTTACTACTCGTTTTAAATCGATTTCTTGTTCGACATCACCCATATTTTTCAACTCGGTACTTTTTATTTTTCCCTTGTTGAAACGTTTTTCGGTGACTTCCTCTTTAGTTTTTAGTTTCTTATCCGCCCCGGTTTCCTTGTAAACTTCTGCGTGTTTTGGTGCGTTTTCTTCTTTGATAGGTTGATTCTCTTGGGCGATTACACTAACCCCGAACAACACCCCTATAAAAGTAACAACGCCACCTAAGATATATTTTCGTAACATGTTTACTCCTATGTGTACTACACCTACTCTCACAATGTCCCACAAATATTTGTGGGACATATTATATAAGAAGTCTTTATATAATAAATGATAGGTATATTAAACTATTATGGCAAATATTGGCAGCGCTGTATATAAAGTTCTATTGGATAAGTCGGCAGTAACTCGCGGGTTGCAGCAAGTTGACACCGAAGCTAAAAACGCGGGGCAAAAAGCGGGGAAAAGTTTTTCGGATGGTGTAAATCAAGGGGTAAATCCTCCCAACTTCCGATCACCCGTCGAAGCAGGCTTGCGAGGGGCGGAAGCCGCTATGAGATCGAGCGGTGGAAGAATGGGGAGTATGATGCAGGGTATTTTCCAAGGAATCGGGCAAGGTATCGCCGGAACCTTGGTAAACACCATCAGTGGGGCGGTAAGCGCTAGCATTGGGGCAATCAAAAGTATTTCTTCCACTATTTACGAAGTTGGGACAAATGCCGAACAACTAAAAATATCTTTCCGAACCATCATCGGGGATGCTCAAAAAGCCGATAAACTTCTCCAAGATATGCAGAAGTTTTCAGCGGCTACCCCGTTTACCTCTCGCGAAGTTCAAGGGGCTGGGCAACAACTGTTAACAGTTGTAAAACCTGAGGACATGATCAAAACGCTAACAAGATTAGGTGATGTGGCGGCAGGATCTAAAAGAACCCTAGGTGAAATAACAACTATCTATCAGCAAGTACTAAGCAAAGGTAAAGTACAAGCGGAAGAGACTATACAGTTTGCTGAAAGGGGTATAGACGTTCAAGGGGCAATGGCTAAAGTTCTAGGAGTAACTAAAGAAGAACTCATAGAACTTCAAAGCAAAGGTAAAGTTACATCAGATGTGTTAGTTTCAGCATTTAAACTACTAGCTGATGAAGGTGGGAAGTATAACGGTATTATGCAAAAACAAAGTCAAACCTTAGCGGGTTTGGCTTCAACAGCCAAGGATAATTTTGAAGTGTCGGCGGGTTTGATATACACGAAGGTAAACCCGGCATTGGTTCAAATGCTAAAATCCTTCACCGAGGCTGGAGATAAAGCGGCTAAAAATAATGGTTTATTAGAGTTAACCGGGCAAATATCGGAGAAAATAGCCAAGTGGTTTAAAGAACACCAAGCGCTGATCGATAAGGTATTTATTGCCATCGTCAAGATGACCGAATCTGGCTTGCGGGAGGCGTTGAATGTCTGCAAAGGTATTTACGGATGGTTGCAGAAAAACCCCGAAGTCATGAACGCCATAGTTAAACAAGTGCAACTATGGGGTAGTGGTATACAGATTGTGTGGAACGGGTTAAAATCACTTGCTCCCATTTTCGGTGAAATTGTCAAGTTTTGCGCTAAAATACTTGACTTTTTTAACGCTATGGGTGAAAAAATCCAAGAGTTAGTTAAAGGTGCGGGTCAGTTGGGAGAAGTTCTAGGCGGGGCGGCGGCTTCGCTGGGACTAACTGCCAACGGTCAACAAGGAAGCGCCGAATCTATCATGGGAAATTCTCAAGCCGCTGTCAATGGTGGTAGATACACCATAGATGGACAAAACCGCCTTTCACTAGAAAATTCAAGAAAACACCACGATTATCAACGTTCTAAAGATGGATCGGGGCGGTTGGTGAAAGATTTGACACTTGCCAAGGATGGTAACACCGCTGTCCCAGTACCTTCCCCAGTGGCAGGTAAAGTGATTGAGTCGGCGTTTACTTCCGGGGGTTATGGTGGGAAAATCGTTGTCCAAGCAGCAGGAACCACCGGGAAAGAAAACCAAGTATTACTAGGACACTTGCAGAAACTCAATGTTAGAGTTGGTGAGTTTGTCGCAAGGGGTCAGCATTTAGGCGTGCAAGGTGGTGGACCGACTGACAAAGGAAAAGGTAACACCACCGGGCGACATCTGCACATGGAAGCGCCTGAAGCTATTGCTAGGGAGTATTATAAATCCCTCCAATCTTCCGACTGGGGACAAAACAACGCCAATGCTACCAACTCACGGAATGCTAAGGGGCTTCTTTCCCGTAAAAGTACCAACGACCAACGAGAAGAAAATTTTAGAGGCTTTGCCCAAGCGATCGCATTGGGAGAAACTAATGGGGGGCGCAACACTAAACAAACTGGACCGAACAAAGGCATATTTCAAAATAGCGAGGCGGATGTTAACTATTTCAAAAAGGCATTTCCTCAGTTAGGTCCTTTTTCAACCACTGGTAGTTTTGAAAGCCAACTAAACACCGTCAGGGCTGGGTTAAAACACCGAGGGGCGTTAGAGGATGTTTATCAAGGTAATTACGGAACCGCCACCAGAAAAGCCAATAGATTCTGGACATCGCTACCCGGAGGCGCTGAACAATCCCCTAAATGGCAAGGGACAAATATAAACGAGTTTCTCCCAGGTAGAAAGCGCTTTGTCCCAGGTTGGGACCCAACCAGACGCAACGGGCAAGGGGGACCCACACCAGCAGAATTAAAGAAACAGGAAGCGGATGCGCCTAAGTCAATGGCGGATATGGAAAGAGATGCTAGCACACAAGGGCTTGCCCTTAAAACCGAGTTAGCCAATTCCAAAAAAGCAGAGGCGGAGAAAAAGCGCAAGAAAGCAGAGGCGGAAGCTAAGAAGAAAAAAAGAGAAGCTGACAAAATTAAGAAAGACGCACAAGAACGTGACCGCGTTGTGGTGGAAGCCCAAAACGCCGTTACTGATTCCGACTTGGAAAGACTAGACGCACTAGCTCAAAGTTCAGGCAGCGCTAAATTAAAACAAACTGTAGATATTAGACGGGTTGAGGTGCAACTAAAACGAGATTTAGCATCTACAGACCTTAAGAAGAAAGAGGGGGGCTTGAATGCTTCCCAAGCCAGCGCTATCACTGCCAACCTTAAGGCAGCCGCTCAATCACGTATAGCCGCTATTAAAAACGACACTAAAAAAGCCGTACAAGCTGAGGAAAAACAGCGAACGGATATTATGACGCAAGCCCAGCGCGAAGTAGCACAATCTGAAATTAGCCGTTTAGATGCCTTGGCAGATGCCACGGGCGATCGCAACATGAAAGCGGCGGTTGAGCGTCAAAAAGTGCAGCAAGAATTAGCCAATAAATTACAAGAATTAAAAGGTAAAGTGGCTAGTAAGGAAGTTTCCCCACAGCAAGCGGGGCAAATTGAGAAGAATTACCGGGCAGAGGCAGCATCAAGAATTACCCAAATCAACAACCAGCTAGCCAAGGATACTAAGGAAGAATCTGATAGGGTAGCGGAAGAAAATAAACGACTAGCTGAGGAAACCGCCCAAAAAGCCAAGGAACGCGCTGAAAATAACATCAAAGCACAAGAAACCATTGCCGCCCAAGATGCCGATATATTGCGCTTACAGGCATCGCTAAATAATGATTTAAGTCTTGCATTAGCTGCCGAACTTCAAACGATTAACAACGAATACCAACGCGCTATTAATGAGGTAGATGCATCGGTTAGCCGTGGTGACACTGAGATACAACAAGGTAATGCCCAAAAAGCCAATATATTACAAACTACAAGGCTAAGACAAGCAAAAGCCCAGCAAGATTTTGAAAACAAAAACTTGGAGATAGCAGCGGAAGCTCGACGGGTTCAAGCGGCTAAGGGCAAAACCATACAAGACGCAATAACAAAGAACACCCAAGGGCGCTACGACCGCGAAGACGCAACAGTTAACGCAGCGGGGACAATAGCTAACTCCGATTTAGAATTAGCCAAGGCACAAGCTGAAAGGGAACGGAACCCCGATAAACAGCGAGAGCTTAATATAGCTAACGGACAACAACAAGTCCGCATCGATTTAATGAACCAGTTGCAACAAGTTGAGCAACTGGGTAGAAGCGGTTTATATAGCGCCGAACAACTTAACAAGATGCGGGAAAATGCTGAAGCGATGGCAAACATCAAGTTAGAAGGTGTTAACCAGCAATTTCTAACATTGGGGCAAACCATCCAACGCGATTTAGTAACTTCGTTTGGTCAATTTCTCCACAGCGTTGTAACTGGTTCTCAAACTATCCAGGAAGCCCTAGCAGGTATGTTAAGCAGTATAGCCAGCAATTTAGCAACAGCAGGAATAAACAGGCTATTAGGGGGTTTATTGGGGGGCTTAGGCGGCGGTGTTTCCGCGTTTGCCCAAGGAACCGCAAGCGGCGGGAAAAAGTTTAACAGCATCGGGGAAGCTATGCAGTGGGAAAAACAAACCTCTGGTAGAAAACCAATATTGGCAGTTTTACACGAGGGTGAAATGGTCATCCCCGCTAGGCAAGTGGAATCTATGAAATCAGTTAATGCATTCGCCAATGGAACCAGCCCAGCCATATCCGGTAAATATCGACAATCTACCAGCGTTAATTTGGGGGACATTAACATACAAGGGGTTGGGGAAAAAGCTGTAAGCCCAGCCGACGCTCAACGCCTCAAAGATATGATCAAAAGCGATGTTTACGGCATCCTATTGAACGAAACCCGCCAAGGCGGCATGTTTTCAAAACGCTAGGTTAGCTCTAAAGGACATGTGCCAGTTAGTTATTCGGCACATGTCCTTTAATGCAAAACCGCATCTAAGTACACT